GGTAATAGACCCTGTTAAGGTCATTACCATGGTTCTCGCTGCGTCTGAAGTTCCATCCGCTACCGTTATAGTATGCGTAGTTCCAGTGATTCCTTCTGAACCACTACCAAACGCTTCTCCAATAAGCTCTAAATTCGTGTTAGTCGTTGTACCCCACGTTCCACTACCGTCACCAGTAGCCATTTCGTTGAGTCTCAGGTTATTTACATATGTGCTTGCCATTTTTATTCTCCGCTATGATTATACTATGATTTCCATAATTATTAAGCAACTTCTTTCCAATCAGGAGTTTGTGAATCCGAAACCTCGCTCCAACTTGGACTCTGTGAGTCAGTGACTCCTGTCCAATTCGGTGTTTGTCCTGGTTGTATTTCTCCCCAAACGGTGAGTCCACTAATTTCTCCTGTTCCATAAAGCCCTGTAACTGCAATAGTTACATGGGTTGTGGCTGTTATTGTACCTAACGCACTGGTTCCTGCTAATCCCGTTAACGAGATAATATTAGTGGTGTATATCGTTAGGCTACCTAACGCTGATGTTCCAGCCAATCCCGTAGGGTAAACATTAGCGTCTGCCGTAACCGTTTCATCGCCTTGCGATATAGTAGAAGCCGTTCCACTAACACTCGTTAAGGCTACTCCGTTAGCAACAACCGTACCAAGTGCACCTGTTCCTGCTACTCCAGTTTCTGTTACTGTAGCTCCTCCTGTTGCAGTTACGCTACTAACTGCACCTGTTCCAGCAACTCCTGTTTCTGAAACATTGGCTGCACCTGTTACTGTAAGGGAGTTAACTGCACCAGTGCCAGCAACCCCTGTTTCTGAAACATTGGCTGCACCAGTAACAGTGAGACTGCCTAATGCTGAAGTACCTGCAAGACCTGTGAGTTCAACAGGGACTGGTTCGCCCCATGTACTCGAACCCCAGGTACTCCGACCCCAGCCAGTTATATTAGCCATAGGCTAATTTTATGCGATTCTAATTACAGCGTTACTTGCATCCGCAGTAGGGAAGGAAATCGTAAAACTTCCTGCCGTAGAGGTTTTATCGCCTCCAAAATCAAAGACTGCAACCGCAGGATCACCTGAAGCCGTGTCATTGAAAATCATGCACCCTCTAGCCGTAATCGTACAAGTACCAAAAGTTAAATCAGCAAAGTCCGTGAACGCTGTCGTTCCAGATGTTGTAGGAGCTACTTTAGTTAAAGTACCGCCTTTTGCCGTGTAATTAGTGCCTGTCGCTTCTTGGTTAGTGCTATAAGCTGTAGTAGAAGCACTCATAGTAGCTGAACTGGTATATAGAGCCAGTTTAAACGTATTACCGTTTGTCGCAAAATTATGTGTAGCTGTCATCAATTGACTTTTAAAGCTAGTACACATTGCTTGAGTTATTGCCATTATAGTCTCCTAATAATATTAGCTAGGTCTTTACGACCTTGTTTTTCTAACAAATTACATATTGTACACATGTGGTTATTAACCGCTTCTTGCATATAATACGCAATTACCTTTTTGCACACTTTTTCAAAAGCATGAGCTTGTTCCCTAATGGGTGCAGGGGCTTGGTCACTGATAGAGATTATTTTCTTGGTGGCCATATCTGCCACTTCCTCTACCGTGTGCCCTCTGTTATCCGTTGTGGTAACGCCGAGACTTCCAATTTGTGTATCTGACTCAAATGAAAACATCAGTATTTTTCAGGCTCCACAATTCCTTCTTGTACTTGTCCGTCGTGCCTTCCCACTAATCCTATAGGAATAGCTTGTTGCTTTTCAACCTCTGACCACCTACAAATCTTTATTTCATTATTAATCGTGTAAGTAACAAAAGGATCTTCTAATCGATGATACCCATACAATTTTTCTTGAACAGGTACGTCAGCATCTAAAAGACCAGACGTCAAAGCCACTTGAACAATGATACCTTTATCCATACATTTCGCCAACCAAAATTCACAACAACCACGTCCTTGTTCCGCAAAATAGAGGTTCCCCTTATAAGTAAAATCCGCTCCAAACATACTAATGCCACCGACGTTATTCCATAGTGCAAAAGCTATAGCGTAGGCAATCGTATTATTGAAATACCCACAGTCTAAATCTGTGGCCACTTCTTCAATGGGGTACTCAATTAAAGCGGGGGCTCGTTGATCTAATTCACAGGTATAAATAGGATAATCAGCTACAGGAAGGGTTTCTCTCATCATTACCGTCATGTTCCCCGCATCGCCCGTATCAAAAAAACGACTAACTGGATCCATCACAAAAGCTCTATCGACTCTTTTTAAAACACCTATCATGGCGTTAATGGCCCACACCTCGTCAAACGTCTTACTGTGTGTAATCATTTTATGGTAGTCCAACTGGCTATTACCCATGGCAATAATGGCTATATTCTTACCTTCTAGTTCTGGTATTGGTTTCATGTGGTGGGAATGCGAACTTGGTCGTATCTGTATTGACTTTGTGTTCCTGCTCCCTCAGAAGTATTCTTTAATCTGCCAATGGCATCTTGGAAGCGTTGTTCAAAATTGGCCATTTCATTTGGATCTAATTTTAAAAATGTCGCTGCTTCTACCAGGGAACCGTAAAGTAAAGAATTAGTTGCATTATTTGATAACCACGTAGTTCCACTATCTCCAGCAGCCGTCAATGAAGCAGGTCTATAGAAATAATGTAGTTCAAAAGTATAAGTAGTATCTGGCGTCGGCGCCAAGATAAAGCTATCACTATCAAATTCTGCATAGTATTTAGGTCGTCCTGTAACTGAACCAGATGTTGTTGGTTTATAAGAACGCATAAAACTAACTTGTTTTAACAGCAAGTAATAATAGGTATTACTGGATATAACAGCCAAACTAAAAGGCGCTAAGAAATCCGTTGGCATTCCCAAATAGGGAGTGTCCGCAGAAGCGGTCCCTGTTACATTCTTTCTAAAATTATCCAACCAAACATTTTTAAGAATCCTTTCTTCTGCCTGCTTGATTATGACATCAAGATTGTTAACAAAAGTAGTTTCAGAACTATCTACATAATCCTGTATTGCTGTTTTTAATCCACTGTATGTAAAACTCACGATACTGGTCCTGCTGTTGCTGTACTCCCACCACCGGTTACATCCCCTGTGGTTGCAGTGCCGGTTGAAGTAAAGCTATATTCATTTGTATCCACAACCGTTATTGTATACCCACTTGCACTTTCAAGCACGGCTGTTGTAACTCCATCAAAAGCTTTAGTTGATCTAAAACGCACGGTATCTCCTGTGGTTCTATTGTGTTTAAATTCAGTAACAGAGATTACTGTATTTGCACCGGCATCGCCACTCCTAAATGGATTTAAAGGTAATAAAGCTTGTGCAGGTCCGACCGCGACAAAAGGACCACCTCCTCTAGCTCCCACTGTTCCTGTTCCTGAAACAGCAGTAAAAGTGTAAGTATCATCGTCTACTTTAGTTATTGAATAGCCATCAGGATCCTGTAGCGTTCCTGTAGTAAATCCATCAAAATCTTCTGTATTCCTAAAACGCACTTTATCCCCTGTCGATTTACCGTGATCGTCTTGAAACACTTTAATGACTGCACTGCCTTGGGTAGACAAAAGAGGGTCATTGGTCAGCATAGATACTGGTGCTGGTTCCGTACGATCTGGTCTTGGATTCCTTACCGCTTGAGGATCCTCCCCAATTGGAGGAGGGTCTAGTTGAGGCTGTTTAAGATCAAAGCACTCTGGACACGCCATAAAACCGTCCCATTGTTCTTTTAATTGCTTTAAGCGATAGCGTTGTCCACACGTATCACAAATGGCCCATGTGAGTTTCCCCGCTGCAAAGGCCATGTTAGATTACCAATCTTGGCGGTATAAACTTAGAGCTTACAGAATCAATATCTTCAAAAGCTGCTCTATCAAACTCTTCATCATATACCTGTTTTAATAGTTGCACTCTATCTGGCGCTCTTTTCATAGCCAAATAATAGGCAAGACCTGCTGTCATACACGGAAGGAATCTGAATACAGTCTCCATATTATTAGTGTAATCCCCAGCATCTTGCATTCTCGTCAACGCATAGTAATAAATTACATCCGTTGAATTCTCTGGCGTAGGGTATAAATAAAGTCTAGGTGTTATATGCCTTTCTAAAAAGAACTGACTTGGCTTACTTTCAGTAGATTTATTGGGGGTATACAAAAAATCAGATCGACTGATTCTTGTTAACTGATAGTCAACGCTATCACGTTGAATAACAGCAGACGTTATATCAATAATATCCGTACCTAAATCTTGGTAATTAGTACCTTCGGTAACTGTAAAATTACTTTTGGTAATTAACCATTGGTTTAAACCACGATTTCCCCATTCCGCTATTAAAAGATTTAATGAACGACGTGCAGTCTCTAAATCGTACCCAGTACGAAGTTCAAGACCGCACCGTTCATAAGCCTCTTCAATAAGCTCGTCTACACTAAGATCAAATGAAGTTGTTCCTGATGTGGCCATATTTTAATAACCGCCATAAGTTTTAGGTTTTTTCTTCCCTTTTTTAACTACACCGCCCTTCTTATAACTGTCGCTTTTACTCCAGTCATAACCTTCTCGTATAGCGTTTCTTCTGCGTGTTAATCCAGGCATTGTTTTCTCCTAAAAATATTTAGTTACTTTTCTACGGCTTTCCATAACCTTTCCACATCCCACAGCAATTTTAGCTTTCACCGGTTTCTTTGAAGAAACCTTTGCTGTTTTCTTGGTCATATCTCCTAGTTATGAGGTGCTTCGTAATATTTTAAAAACTCGGCCCAAACCGTGTATTCATTACCAGCATCTGCTGTAGAAGGTATAACTAATAGGACATCGCCAGTATAGCCAGAAGCCTCTGTGTTTATTAAACCACCTATATCACTGAAATCGAACGCATTGTCGTACGATAAAGTTAAAAAAGTAACGTCTGTCGTTGCGTCCCAATCTAGGGAAGCCGGGGCATCAGGGGCTCCGCTTACGGTGTACCAAATTTTATTTAGTGCAACGTGCGTGCATGAATTACCGTTTGTAGTCGATGTATTAAGGGCAGAAACATCAACCAATGTTGTGCTACTGCCACTTCCATCCGAGTATACAGAACAATACGTAACTAATTTCTTATCGAAATCATATTGAATAGTTGGTCCTGTGACTGCATCAGCCATGTCTACCTCCTATTAAGCGTCAGCAAATGGTGTTACTAAAGTTCCTGATCCTAACAACTGAGCTGCAACATGATACTTAGCACTTGCTATAGCAGTTACAACAACAATACTACCTGCTAGTCCACCTTTCGTTGAACCATTTTGAGTAATAACATCGTTAGATGAACCAGAAATAAAGGTCTTACCAGCTGCACTATCATCAATACCAGTATACGCACCACCAACAAACTTATCTGTACCATCGGTTACTATATCCATATCTGTAGCAGCAGTTACTACTATAAAAGTGAATTGGGCACCTAAGTTAGCTAATTGGTTTGGATCTGTTTTATCAGAAGGCTCTGTAACTACGATACTAGGAAGTGTAAACACTCCATCTGCATCATTACATAAAAGCGGTCTACCTGCGTGCGAAGCTACTGTAATTGTAGTATTAGCAGTTAAGCTGACAACAGAGTTATAACCTGCATTGATAAACCCAGCAAGGGATCTTACTGGACCTGAAAAAGTTGATTTAGCCATTTTATTCTCCTAACTAA